AACAAGGTCTTCGTCCGATGCGTCTTCGAGGACGTCGGTATCGTCGACCCAAACCTCTACGTATGGCATGTTTGCTCCGTAGTTGTACTAATCAGTGAATGCTCATGTCGAGCGGTTGGATGCAGTGTTCACGGAGGCGCCAGACAATCAGCGCCCAAACGAAGCAAACTCTCCGTGAAGATCGATCGCGGCCTGCTTATATGCCTCATAGGCCGATTCCGGTGTTGAGAACAGACCCAGGTACGTTGTTTTCCCGTGAAGCATGATCGCCGCTTGCCACTTATTTGCTTTCTTGTGCCACGTGACGCCCTTGTAACCGGACCGACCACTTGAGGCACGGTTTAGGCTGTTCTGGTGGGAAGTGCAAATCCGTAGATTGGAGCGCCTGTTATCGAGACGATCTCCGTTGATGTGATCAACGAGCCTAGGATCATCCGTCGCCAAGCAGAGAACCTCGCGATGAATACGGATAACCTTTTTCCGTATCCAATGAACGACGTAACCGCGAGTGTCCTTAGTCCATGTCGTCCTAGACAGTCGGTCAAAGTCATCATCATCTACAATCGTAAATCCACCACTTCTAAGCTCAATTTGCCTCATATTCGCTCCAATGCAATGTCTTGCAGTGTTCACGGAAGAGTGCCAGCTATCAGGGAGCCTCCTACTGGTGTCATCTGCCGTAATAACGTGGGCTAAGATCCCACGGCCAGCAGTGCTTACGCCGGATTACTTTGACGGGAGCGGACACTCTTTCGTGAAAACTGCTCACGTGCGAGACCAGTCTCCCGGTCCCGCACGGATTATCCTTTCGCAGGTTCTATCGGCATCGGATCTATCTCCCAGTGTCGTAGGGAGGCCGCTTTACCGTGACCACGTTTCGGCCTGGATTGGCCGGTGGAGCGAGTCTCTTTCGAGAGGCTTCCACTTGACTTCGATTGTTAGAGAACATTCGCAATTCCGGCTCTGCCGGGTGCGATTTACTAAGTGCTATCCGCACTGCCCAATCTCGAGGACTGGGCGCTGAGGACAGTTAAATCTGGATGCGGCTGATGATGCCCGCCGTCATCGCATTGATCGCGTCGACGCTTTCTTTGATCGTGGAAAGGCGCTCGACCATCGGAGTCGAGTGCGACGGGCGCAGATGCGGTTCGTTGTCGCCGCTCGGCGTGTTTTCGAGAACGTAGTAGAGGCGTCCGTTCAGTCGCTTCGTGTTATCGCTCAAAATCTCAAGCGACCGCTCGACGTTATCGAGCCAGATTTGTACTTCCGGTTGGGCGATGTCGTCCTCGCCAGCGTCGATGCTTCTAACTGCGGTCGTTGCGTACTTGCTCACGTTTAATCTCCTAAAGGTCTGACTTCAATTAGCCTACTGCCGACTCAAAATAGTTACGTCGATTGCCGTGGTGAGATGCGGCGGGTTCGAGATTTAGGCGGCTTGCAACGCTGCGATCTGATCGAGGTATTCTTCGACCTCCGACCATTCGAGATAACCCAGCACGTCGCTGGTGATGTCGGTGTCGTAGGTCAAGTGCCACTCGTCGCCATCGAACGTGACAACGGCCAGCTCCCACTTCCCCTGATCGCTGCCATAGCTAAAACGGTGCTGCACGACGCTGGCGCCGAAGCCGTTGTCGAAGCGGAAAACCTGCTGCGTGCCGCCGTTCAGTTCTCGTGTCAGAAACGGTGTGTGGCTCATCTCGATCTCCTGGCTGGTGTGTTGTGTTGCGGTATGGTTGTGCTGCTGATGTGAGAATAGTAGCGAACGGTACGGACTAAGACAAGTAGCGAACGCTCCTGACGGCTATTGCATTTTCTAATCGGTATCATAGTAGCAATAGTACCGTTCGCTATCGCATGGGAATCCATGCTGGCTGGCTATACTGGTTTCACGCAGGGAGGGAGCCATGACGCCGATTGACGTACTGACCGTATTCGAAAGGCTTAACACGGAGGGTCGAGCTGACATCCCGATCGACGAGGTGTGCGCCGGGTTCGCAGGATGGCTGGCTAAAAACTGGGGAATGCTCGAGGGCGACGACCTGGCCGTTCTGACGGCGGTTGGCGCCACGCTATGGCGAGAGGGATTCGCCCAGCGTCAGAAATAGAAAAGCCCGCATTGCGCGGGCCTCCGGTGTAGCTTTGATGTGGTTCTAGTTGCCGCCGGCCAATCCAGATCCCGAGCGGTAGATCACCTCGCCAGCGATGTGCAGCCCTTCGAGCTGGTTGTGCTGGATGATCTTGTCCGGGTATTCGGGGTTGTACGAGTGGAGGCGCAGCGCGCCCTCCGGCTCCTTGAATATCTGCTTCACGAGCGGCTCGTCTTCGAACACCACGGCGTAGATATGGCCGTCGCGGACGCTATGCCAAACAGTGTTCAACATCATCATGTCGCGGTTGAACAGGTACGGCTCCATGCTGCGCCCGTGGCATTGTGCCAGCTTGCAGTCTTGCGGCCGTACTCCTAGCGCCTTGAAGAACCCGATGTCAAACGGTAGCGCTTTCTTCTGCCTTATTTCCCACTGAATCACGCCCGACCCCGCCGAAAAACGATAGTCATAGCGGTCGATCCATACCCTGCTCTCATCAGGTTCTAGGTCTTCTGGCCGCTCCCAAGTGACTACGTTACCTTTATCCGGTGGGAGCAAATTGTTAAATAAGTCCGTACTTCCGCTCCTGATTGGTGCACCGGCTTGACTGGTTTTATGCTGTTCAAACTGTGGGATCACTGCGGATGATCCAGAAAACCATCCGCCCATTCCTGGTAGTGATTCGATCTTCCGTATCGTCTTTTCGCTTACTGGCTTGGTGCCGGAAATCATCTGGCGCACGAAAGCCCCGTCCTTGTAGCCCAAGCGACGGCCAAACTCCGTTTGATTGCCTCCCGTGACCTTCTGTATTGCGGCCTCAAGAAGCTCTGCGCGCAACCGCGCCAATTCTATTTCGTTCATGTCCGAAGCGTAGCATGTGCTACGCGTAGTTTTCGGTCCTAAAAGGTACTTGACGACACGTACCTTTCGCTCCTATCATGGCACTAACAGCTACTAGTGAAACGCCATGACACTCGACGAATACCTCCGACTGCCCGGATCTCCGAATGTGCGGGAATTCCGCGCCCGGCTTCATACCCTCGGGTACGAGGTCAAGAGCGACGATCAGATTCGCCAATGGCGACATGGCTATTACAACCGGGTTCCAAGTCCTGAGTATTGCATGGGCATCCACCTCGCCACGGACGGCAAGGTATCGCTCAAGGAACTCAGGCCGGAAGACTGGGAGCGCATCTGGCCGGAGTATCACGGCAATAAGAGCGGCGGGAGCGCAACTAGAAAAATCAAAGAATCGCGCAGGGAGGCGATGTAAATGGCTGACGGTCGTCATAACAACTGGGGTCGCGACTGGAACGTCGATAGTCTTCGTCGGCGCTTCTGGAATGGCCAAAGCCAGGCCCATGCTGCCGTGAGTCAAGCGGTGAAGAAAGGTTTTCTGAAGCCGGCTAAGGAATTCACTTGTTCGGACTGCGATAACCCCGCAACTGATTATGACCATCGCGACTATGGAAGGCCGCTCGACGTAGAGCCCGTTTGTAGGTCGTGCAACTTGCTGCGAGGAAAGGCGCTTCCTAAGCGCTGGGACCCGGAAGAGGCCGCGAAGTTCGTTCGCGATCAGGTTATTAAGAGTTGTGTATGGCATATCGCAACAAAGCCGGATTTTACGGACGATCACCACAAGGATTGGCACGTTCATAACTGGTGTGTCGCTCGGAAAACTGCTCTTGCCCACTGGATAGCGTCGAGACAGTGCTTCAAATTGTGTGACGCCGCTCACGAACTGTTTCATCCGGTAGAGGCCGATTTGTATGCAGCATCCGCCACAGATGAGTATCTGGCGGATCCGCGCAACGCGTGGATGAAACTGACAGTGGGCGCGAAGAAATAAACCACCCCGCCCAGCGTATCGGGCTAGAACAAAAAGAAGTTCACCAGGAGATTGGGGGCAGTAGTTCATAAGTTGTGACCGATGGCGCATTTGACGCCATTTTCTAACAGAGGGTCAGTCAACTGGAATTCAACTGTCTGCAACAGCCTGCAAGGAGCTTTGATATGCAACGCGAAATGGGAATCTTTGGAGAACTCCGTCCGATCACGGACGCGCCGGTTGAGTTGGTGAAGATGTGCGATGACGAGTTGGAAGCGATTCACCTATGCATCCAGCTTGGCTCGCATACGCATGACTACATCGGGAAGAAGTTGGGCATAGACCGCGGGCATTTCAGCCGCATGTTGAGCGGCGCGGCGGGCTTCCCGACGACGAAACGTCTGGCGCTCATGCGCTTATGCGGGAACCGGGCGCCAGTGCAGTACGAGGTGATGAATATCGGGATGGATGGCTGCGTGGATGAAAACGCGGCTCTCCGGGGCAAGGTCGCTGCCCTTGAAGCGGCACTGGCAGCGATGCTGCATACGCCGAGGGCCGCATGAGGCTTTTCATATTTCTTTGTTCCGTGGCGCTGATATCACTAATCATCATCGTCACGGCCTGCAACTTTATCGAGTGGTACTCGGCTATGGGGATCAAATGAAACGCGATCTGCTGACGGCTCGAACGCCGGAACACGAGAAGCAATTGGACATGGCGCGCAACATCGCCACTCTGAAAACCAAGCAATCGAAGCGTCAGCAGGCCCATATGTTGTGTGCCTCCCTCGTCAACATGATCAAAGGGGGAATGATTGAGAAACAACGAAAAACCCACCGGTAACCCGTGGGATAACCCAACGAAAACCCATGGGTTTCAATGTGATTGTAGATCCTGACTTTGTCGACCACTGGAAAACGAGAATGTTGGTCAGCATGCTCGGCGATGATGAGCTTGCGCCGCTGTACGTGATTCGCTTGTGGGCGCATTGCCAGAATCGTCGCATGTGGTTTTTCGATCTTCCGACCGCAGGTCTGAAGGGAATCTGCAGATACACCGGAGACGCAGTGAAGTTCGAGGATGCAATGACGGCTAGCGGTTTTGTCTCAAGAGTCAGCAACGAACTGACGGTCGTTGGTTGGGACGAATACAACGCGTCGTTAATCGCAGCCTGGACCAATGGCGGCAAGGGCGGACGTCCGCGTAAGGTGAAAATTGAGGACGACGAATCGCCCACGGAAGAACCCAGCGAAAACCCATGGGATAACCCACAGGATACCCATGGGCTACCCATGGGTGAACCGATAAGAGGAGAGGGGATTGGATTAGAACCTAATACCTCTACTGACGTAGAGGTAGCGATCGGCGATGCCGAATCGCAATCGAGAAGTCGGGTTCCAAATTGTCCGCATCAGAGACTTCTTGATCTGTATGCCAAGCATCTACCGATGCTTCCCCAGCCAGTGAGTTGGGAAGGTGCCAGACAGGAAGCGATGCGGGCTAGATGGCGGTGGGTACTGACGACCAAGAGAAAGGACGGAAGTCAGCACGCCACGAATGAGGCGAGTGCCGTCGCCTGGTTTGAAAGATTTTTCGAATACGTCGCCAGAAGCGATTTCCTGACTGGCCGTAGTGGCAAATGGGAAAACTGCGATCTTGGCTGGCTGGTGAAGGCCGAAAACTTCGCAAAGGTGTTGCAAGGCAACTACGAGAACAAGGATCAACGATGAACGCACCCGACAGATTTACGGAACAACCGCGAGAACTGCCCGTCGCCATCGAAGCCGAGCAATCCGTTCTCGGCGCCCTGATGATCGACAACGACGCGCTTGACCGTATCGGCAACCTGCGTCCGGAACATTTCTATCGCTACGACCATCGCATCATTTTCGAAGCGATCCAAAAGCTGATCGTATCGAATCGTAATGCCGACATGATTACCGTTCTGGAGTCTTTGCAAGCCTCAGGACACGCTGAAACGGCTGGAGGGTTGCCCTACCTTAACTCACTGTTCGCGAACGCTCCTGGAGCCGCTGGCATCGCCCGCTGGGCCACTATCGTCATCGACCGCTGGAAGTTGCGCGGAATTCTGTCTGCGACCGACGAAATCACGGAGCTTGTGCATAACCGCGCCGGCAAGACAGTTGCGGAAATCATCAGCGAAGCGCAAGCCAAGTTTGAGCCGCTTGTCGTGTCTACGTCGAAAGACCCGCAGTTCATCGGCAGTTTCCTGACGCCGATCGTCGAGCGCATCGACCAGCAGTATCACGGGCTGGAGGCTACGGTTCGATCCTTGTCGACGGGTCTGCGCGATCTGGATGCCAAGTTGGGCGGCGGAATGCGCCCCGGTCAACTAATTATCGTTGCAGGTCGTCCCGCGATGGGCAAGACGGCCATATCTCTGGGCTTGGCGGAATCGGCCGCGAAAGATGGTGCGCCGTCCATGTTCTTCTCGCTCGAGATGCCTGGCGAGGAACTGTGCAATCGCGCCCTGTCCCGCGCGTCCGGGTTGTCACTCGAAAAAATCATCGACGGCAAGAAAATGTCGAAGAAAGCTGATGACGCGGACTGGTCGAATCTGACTCGAGGCGTCCAGGTGGTTGTCGACCAGCAAATCATCGTTGATGAGCAATCAGGATTGTCGCTGGCAGAAATCCGAGCCCGCGCCCGCAACGTGAAGCGCCGCCACGGTCTCGGCCTGATCGTGATCGACTACCTCGGCCTGATGGCTGATGGTGAAGGCAACACGCGTAACGAAAAGGTAGGCGCCAACAGCCGTGGCCTGAAGGCGCTGGCTAAACAGATGGAAGTGCCGGTCGTGTTGCTGGCCCAGCTCAACCGGAAACTCGAGGAGCGCGGTGAGAAGCGCCCCATGCTTTCGGATTTGCGTGATTCCGGCGAGATCGAACAGGACGCGGACATCGTTCTCTTTCTGTACCGCGACGAGGTGTACAACCCGAACACGCGTGATCGGGGAATCGGCGAGATCAATATTGCCAAGCAGCGCAATGGCCCGACCGGCACTGTCGCAGCCGCCTACATCGGCGAGCGCACCCTGTTCGCGGATCTGATGCCGGGGACTGTGTTCGGGCAGAAGGATGAGTCGGAATCGCGACCGAGACGGGGATTCCAATGACAGAGGCCGAAGCAAAAGACGTCGCCGAAGAACTCGCCGACTTGTCGCTAGACGCCAGACGCGCATATCTAGCCGATCTGGCAAAGACAGATGAAGCAGCAGTAGAGCAGATCAAGCAGGCGCTTCTGGCGCGGTGGGCTGAGAGAACGTAAGAGAGACGAAAAAATGGAAATGGTTGAAAACAGAGCGGTGAGGACTGCTTACAAGGATTACGAGGCGTTCATCGCGAGCAAGCAGTTCGCCGACGTGCCGACGGGGTTCGATTGCGCCGTGCCGGTTGGCCCGCTGTTCGACTTTCAGGCCGCCTGCGTCCAGTGGGCACTGAAGCGTGGTCGCGCTGCGCTGTTCGAGGATACGGGGCTCGGCAAGACGGTCCAGCAGGTGACGTGGGCGAACGAGGTCTGCAAGCACACGGGTGGCAACGTCATCATCGCGGCGCCGCTTTGTGTGGCGCAACAGACCATCGAGGAAGCGGCAAAGATCGGCGTCGAGATCAAGTATTGCCGGCACGAGTCGGAAGTGGTCGACGGCATCACGATCACGAACTACGAAATGCTTGACCAGTTCGATCCGGAATCGTTCGTCGGTGTCGTGCTGGACGAGTCGAGCGTTATCAAGTCCGTCAACGGAAAGACGCGTCAGTTCATCACGGATGCCTTCCGCCGCACGCCATACAAGCTTTCCTGCACTGCAACGCCCAGCCCGAATGACTGGATGGAGCTCGGCAACCAGGCGGAATTCCTCGGCGTCATGACGGCCGTCGAAATGCTGTCGACGTTCTTTACGCACGACGGCGGCGACACGGGCAAGTGGCGCCTGAAGGGTCACGGCAAGGTCAAGTTTTGGGAATGGATGGCAACGTGGGCGATCTGTATTCGCAGCCCTGCCGACCTTGGCTTCGATGGCTCGGCCTACGTTCTGCCGGGGCTGAATCTGCATGAGCACGTTGTCTCGGGTGGCGAACTGCTTGACGGGCATCTGTTCCCGGTCGTCGCTCAATCGCTCTCAGAACGTCGCCAAGCGAAGAAAGCCAGCATCGATTCGCGCCTTGAACTGGCCGCGCGCCTCGCTAACGAGCACGACGGCTCGGTGATCGTCTGGTGCCACCTGAATGAGGAATCGGAACGTCTGACGAAGATGATTCGCGGCGCAGTGGAGGTGACGGGTTCCATGACGGCGGAGCAGAAGACCGAAAACATCATGGCTTTCACGCACGGCACGGCTCGCGTGCTGGTTAGCAAGCCTTCGATCTGCGGCGCCGGCATGAACTGGCAGCACTGCAACCAGATGATTTTCGCTGGCATGAATGACAGCTTCGAAGAGTTCTATCAAGCCGTCCGCCGCTGCTATCGGTTCGGACAGAAACGGGAAGTCAATGCCCACATCATCACCGCCGATACCGAAGGCGCAGTGAAAGACAACATCAAGCGCAAGCAGGACCAAGCAAACGCCATGGCCGGTGAAATGGTCGGTTACATGCGCGACCTCACGAGGCAACAAATTCAAGGCGCGTCGAGCGGAACCGAAGCCTATCGCCCGGCGATGCCTATCGCGATCCCTGCATGGGTCATCAAGAACGTGGAGAAAAACTAATGAACGTCATCAATCAGGAAATTCACGACCGCTTTTCGATCTACAACGCCGATTGCGTCGACCTGGCAAGATCGCTGCCGGATAACTCGGTCGATTTTTCGGTCTACAGCCCGCCGTTCGAATCGCTGTTCGTGTTCAGCAACTCTGAGCGCGACATGGGCAACAACGCATCGAGCGCGGATTTCTGGACGCACTACCGATTCTTGATCGCGGAGCACATTCGCATCATGAAGCCCGGTCGCCTTATTGCGATCCACTGCATGAACCTGCCGTCGAGCAAGGCGCGCGACGGTTTCATTGGCATCAAGGACTTCCGCGGCGAGATCATCCGGGCACACCAGGACGCCGGCTTTATCTATCACTCGGAAGTGTGCATCTGGAAAGACCCCGTGGTTGCGATGCAACGCACGAAGGCCCTCGGCCTGCTCTACAAGCAGCTTCGCAAGGATTCGGCCATGAGCCGCCAGGGCATCGCCGACTATCTGGTCGTGATGCGCAAGCCGGGCGATAACCCTGAGCCTGTCGAGCACACAGCCGAAGGTTTCCCGGTTGACCGCTGGCAGCAGTACGCATCGCCCGTGTGGATGGACATTCAGCAGAGCAAGACGCTCCAGTACATGAGCGCACGCGACAACGACGACGAGCGGCACATATCACCCCTCCAGCTGGAAGTGATCGAGCGCGCCATCGATCTGTGGACGAACCCGAATGATCTGGTCTACACGCCGTTTCTAGGGATCGGAAGCGAAGTCTACGTCGCTTTGAAGATGGGCCGGCGCGGTATCGGCTCGGAGCTCAAGACCAGCTATTTCAAATTGGCCGTCGAGAACTGCAAGAGCGCTGTCGTCGACAACCAATCGGATCTTTTCGGAGCTGCAGCTTGAGACGCATTGCCCGAGTAGACGGAAACCAGGCCGACATCGTGTCGGCCCTCCGCAAGATCGGCGCAAGCGTCAGCCCGACTCACACGATCGGCGGCGGATTCCCCGATCTCGTCGTCGGGTTCCGCAGGCGCTCTGTGTTGTTCGAAGTGAAAGACCCGAAGCAGCCGCCGAGCAAACGAAAGCTCACTGACGACGAAGCGATCTGGTTTGGGAATTGGAAAGGCGAAGCATACGTGATCGAAACCGCAGAGGAAGCGATCGCAATTCTGATGAAGGGGGAATGACATGCCAGCAAGCAAAAAATCTGGAAGAAAGTACGACCCGAACAAATCCGCCCGTCGCATCGTCTCATGGGCGGAACGCAAGGTCGGAGAACGCCCGATCAACGCCGACGCCCAGCGCGACATCGGTATTGCCGCACACATCGCTTTCGAGCGTTTGCGCAATGGCGGCGACAAGGAATCTCTGTTCATCCTCGCCACGACGTTCGACGTCGCTCACGAATTGGCCGTCAAAGGCTGCGGCATGGATTATCTGGCCGAGATCAAAGGCGGCATGGCGGCTTTGGTCCGCGCGAAGAAGGCGGCGAATCTGACCGGCAAATGGATCGTCACCGGCGATGACGCCGAGATGGTCCGGACTTGCCTGGAAATTCACGATGCCCAGCTTGAAGCCGCTGCCCGCGCTGTCGTCGTCAAGGCACTAAAGGATGTGATGGACCGTGTTGCAACGGGATCGCAAGAGACTGAGTTTGAAACTTTGATGCTGGAGGCAGCGTGACCGCAAAGAAATGCAAGCCGGTATCGGCTAAGAACATGGCCCTTGTGCGTGAAGTCATCAAGAGCGGAGAAGACTATTCGGTTCTCGACATCGCGTTCCTTACTGGTCTCTGTCGTCCCACGGTAGAGCGTGCAATGCACTTCCTGCATCAAGAGGGTGAGGCTCACATTTGCGCATGGGGAAAGGTGAGCGAATGCAATCTGTACAAGATCTACAAGGTCGGTAAGGGGAAAGACGTTTCGCGGCCCACTCCCTTAACCAAAGGTCAACACAACGTCCTTTATAAACTTAGAAGTCGTGTCAGACATCAAGACGCAAAGCTAAAGGCGGAGTTGTCGAAGCCCGCTTTCAGGCATCCGCAAGATGTAGCGCTGTTCGGCGAGTACTCCGGGGCAGCGACCACTAATCTCGATGCATTCAAGGTGCGTCGTCATTACATCACGATAGACGAAGACGAAATGGAGGCCGCATGAACCCACACGAACTGAAGGCGCTGCAATCTCGGCTCCGCGAAGCCGAGGCTGAACGTGACTCTTGCGAAGAGCGTTCGAACCGCGCGCTTGAAGCATTCCGTGGCGCTATCGCTCGCGTCGACAGCATCAAGTCACAAATCCGCGAGATCGAAGACGCCGCCAAAGAGCCGATCGTCACTGAACACGCCCTGCTCCGCTACATCGAGCGGTTCATGAACGTGAATCTTGAAGAAGTGCGCAAGGCGATTCTGACTGAGCAGGCCGTGAAACTCATCAAGTTCACGAAGACGGGCAAGGTCACGACGGACGGTCGCCGTCTGGTGGTGAAGAACGGAACTGTTGTGACGGTGGAACCTACGGAGCGGGAGGCCGCATAAATGGCTGCAATCGGATTTGTTTTATTCATGGTTGGCGCAATCGCTGCGGCTCTGTCGCCGAAAGAGTATCCGGGTAACTGGGTCGCGGTTCCAATTCTGACCTCGTTGGGCATTGGCGCGCTGCTTCTGCTGATTTCTATCGCACAAATTCTCTGGAAGGCGCTGCCATGAAAACACTACCCGAACCGACCAGCCTTCTCTGCGATATCACTCACCGGGAAATGCTCGATTGGATGGCCGATAACGGCATATTTTGTTCGCCCGACAAGATGGCGCGGATTCTTCAGGAAGCGCA